ATGCCCATAGTATACTCTATAAACTTGCAAATGTCAAGCGTTTTCACACCATTGCCTGTCCATGTTTCTCTACCTCTACTCAATGGTGTGTTCAATCGGCCTGGCGTAATCAAGGTAGTTTTAAATTTAACTAGGTTATCTTTAAATGCCTTGGAACATTGTCTACTCGCGGTAGCAAGGGCGTCCTTAGCAATTGCATATCTGTCATGACTAACTCTGGCACTTAATGCTCCAGTACTTCCAATATTAAAAATGTACCCAGACTTGTTTTCTTCTTTCCATGCCTTGAATACCGCTAGTAATAAATTTACTTGAGCGAAATTACCCCAAGGTTCATCGGGTGGGCCATCAAATGCATTATTGATAAACACATCATAGTGTAAACTCTGTTCTACTATTCTTTGAATACCAACCTTAGTTGTGATATCAGTAAGCATCTGGCCAGTACTTCTGGAACAACCGTCACCATTAAAATGTTCTGCTAAGTCTAGTCCCAATCCGCGATTGTTACCTGTGATATAATATCGATAAGTGTCTTTCATCTTTTTATTTTGATCCCATACTTTACTTAGTTTCTGTCCACATGTCATAGCACACTCAAATATTTTACCGCATCCTATGTCCTGTTCCCATGACCATACAATCTCTTCCCAAAACTTACTTTCAAAAATTTTATATAATGGTTGACTGTGAATGTTTAAATTCTGGTCATCACCGTTGTGTCGATTGATGAGAGACATAACTTGATTATTACCATCCTCATCAAAGTGATAGTCATTACTACTAGGTAGCACATCTCTTTTATGGAATCTCATGTCGTAGAGATTGTGTTCAAAGAAATTACATGGTAGTACTAAACCTTCAGCAGTAATTGCCACCTTTTTTCCAGTAAGAGCATCGCATTTTATTTTGGTTTCATTGAAGTAATCCTTTATATCTGGATACTCTTCATGTAGTTTGGGTAGATTCTCGACACTACTATTGTGATACTCTTTGTCTGTAGGTGGTTCTAAATAATATTCTATCTCACCATCTCTGTTATGTACTGGCCACTTTTCCAACTCAGTAAGAGTTTTGTGGTTCATAAACCTACCAGTTGACCTAAACAATATGTCATCAAACCCCAGTTCTTCAGACATCTTTCTTGCGTCTGATATCTGGTGTTCATTATGTTTGTATACCAGATAGTTCCATTGTGCTTTTCCACCAGCATTTATAAATGTTTTCGCGTTTTCAATCACGCGAGAGAACTCTACATTTTTTCGGTAAAGATGATTGGTATCCCATAATCCATCAATACCAAAATCAATTTTGCCGTGGTCACCTAATACATGAGCAATCTCTTCCCACCACTCAGCATTACGAACTCCACCGTTAGTGTGAAGATAAAGATGTAGTGTTGGGTTTTTACTTCTGAAGTCCTTGAGTATATCCAAGAACTCTGGATGCATGATAGGGTCACCATAACTACCACAAAAGAACACTTGCCTTAGTCTTTTTACTAGGGACTTAGGGAATGATACATCTATCACATTCCTATCTAAATGACAAACTGGCAGATAGGGATTAGTCTTACCGCCGTTTACATTTCTCGGACATTGAGGGCAAGCGGCGTTACAATAAGTCGTAACTTCTATCTGATATTCATCAATCAGATTGTAATCAAACACGATTACACTATCCTTTTCTTTAGAACCTCTATCTGATAATCCCTTTTCTCATTCCAAGTCTCTTCAGAACGGTCTACCATTTTCTTACCAGACTTTACAAGTTTAGGAGTGAACTTCGCTTTTAACAAAGTCTCCAAGGCAACCTGTCGCCTTGCCTTAACTCCCTTTTTCCATCTTGCTCTACTCAATGAACTATCTCCTCGCGTTCAATATCATCTTCTTCAACATAAGAACCATGTTGAATTTCAATTATCTTTAGGGGTTCATTCCCCACATTTGTTACTTGATGCCATTCGTAGGGTATTATACTAAAGTGTTGACCAGAAGTCAAGTAGTCGTATGTATAATTCTCTAACCTACCTTTACTAGTTTTAATCATTGCCATACCATTTACGATATGCCAGATTTCTCCACGATAAAAATGTCTTTGGTAACTAATACTTTTACCGATATCAATATCCAATATTTTTACCTTAGCAGTTTGTTCCGCGTGAATAACTTTATATTTACCCCAATCTCTTTCTACATTGTTTACCGAACTACTAGAATAAGTTTTATCTCCACCAACGCCAAAAGCAAACTCTAAATGAGCATGGGAAAACTTTTCTCGCAGTTCCATCTCTGGAATATTATCTTCTGTCCTATCACCACCATTCACAAATACAAACTTGTGGTCTATTCCCCATGTGCCCAATGCTTTTTCTATAAAGTCTTTAGCAGTATCGTCATCATCATTGAAAGGAACTACATGGTCAACACATTCTAATTCCATCAACATATCCATTCTGTCCCATTGTGACATGAATGGTGTCCCCTTCTTTCTAGTTAACCACGCATCGCTGTTGAGACCTACCGATAGATGGTCACCCATCTTCTTAGCTTCTTTCAATAGGTCAAGGTGTCCCTTATGTAGTGGGTCAAATCCACCAGATACTAAAACAATTTTACTCATAATATTCCTCTCAAAGATGCCCCACCACCAGATATGTTCCTCGCGTTGTAAAGAACATCATCATATGTGAAGTGGGGTTGTTCGATTTCAAACTTAGGTCTACTAGTTTTATCAAACCATTTTAAATTATGGTCTTTCGGATATTTTCTAGTCCATTCCATGTTTGATTTTTTCAATAATTTTTTTGCCTTCTTGTTCAGCGGGAAGATATATCTAAACATATATCCTTCTATTTTTTTGATTCCTCTTTCTGTCATAAAATCAGAGGTCAACCAAAAAACTCTTTCTTTACCAGAGAACTTTGCGTTCTCTTCACATAATTTTCTTGTTGCTCTTGGGTGAACTTTCTCTCCATTTATTTCGTATACTTGAGTGAAGTATTGTCCACCATATAAAAAGTTACTTGCCTGATATACATATCCACACTTACCCATGATACCATCTGCCATTGTATAAAGGAACAATACATCTGGGCAATTATCCTTTATCCATCTCACAGCTTTCTTTAACATCTGTGATTCGGAATTGGTTGGCATCTCATCTGTCATGCACATCTTACCAATTTCCCAGTAATGCTTTGACTCTAGACCTGTAAACATTTTATTGATTGTCTGTCTTGGTTGTGTTCCCCAACCCAGAGTCAAAACACCTACTAGTTCACCTTCCAAGAAACACCCCAAATAGTGTTTCGTAAGTTTAGGCATCATCGGTGAATAATGATGCGTCTGTATAAAATCGATTGCGAGTTCTTTTGATAAAGGTTTTAAATCGTAATCAACTCTATGCAAAAGTTTCTTCTGTTCCAGCACCATCTTGTAACTCTAATTCGTACTGTTGTCCTACAGGACTTTCAGTCTGGATATATTCCAACATGGTTAGGGGGTCAGAAACTTCATATGGGTCTGTTGGACAATCGTCACTACATCCGCTTTCGACAAATGCCATTTCAACGACTCCATCATTCGCGAGCAGAGAATATCTCCATGACCTCGCTCCAAATCCTAGATTATCTTTTCTTACTAATGCTCCTAATGCCTCAGTAAAGTTAGCACTACCATCGGGAATCATCTTCACATTATCAATGTCCAACCATTCAGCCCACTTGTTCATGACAAAACTATCGTTTACTGATAGACAATATATCTCATCGATACCATTGCCCTTAAACACTTCATAGTTGTTGTCATAATCTGGCAACTGATAAGTAGAACATGTTGGGGTGAAAGCGCCTGGCAAAGAAAAAAGAATAACCCTTTTATCTTTGAACAAGTCAGTTGAATTAACTAACTGCCATTGATATGGATTGTCTTCCCCATTCTTGGCCATGTTCTCATCTCTAACCCTAATATGAAAAGTAATATCTTCTGGCAACCTTTGCCCAATTTTAATTTCCATTATTTTTTCCTTTTGTTTCTGGCTCTTCTTTTGTTTGAACCAATTTTACGGCGTCCTTTAGACGGTTTATTTTTTCGTGGCCACGGCATTCAGTCCTCATATATTAGAACTTGGTTCCAAAGCCAAGAAGTATGTCAGTCTTGAATTAGAAAATTTGAAAACCTTTTTCTGACTGACTGTGACTTCGTAATCATCGGGGATTACTTTAAGGTTTTCGATACCTAATCTAGCATCAAACTCTACATTAGCATTACCAATATCAGTAGTGAATGAATTGCTCTTCGGAGTATTGGGGTCACCCACACTCAGAACCACACCACCATCTTTAGCAACCACACTAAGAGTAGGTGCAGAGATTACACTCGCTGCCCTATAGATAGTGTTGATTTGTTCCTTGGTGATATTGAATTGATAGAAAGCATCAATTTCGATTTCTTTATCTGGAGCTGCCACGATAATAGATGGTTCCGCGTAATAAAACTTGAACCTCCCAGCATCGGATTTGCATGTCAGATAATCTTCAGCGAATTCAATCTCTGTATCCTCATTCATAGTGACTAAAGATAGAAATTGATTCAAGTCATAGATAGCGAACTCCTGTGGGAAGTTCTCTTCTATCGTGCCCTTTGCAAGTATGGACTTTGAAGCGGACACAGTTGATAAACTACTGCCAGATTTTACCAAGAGATTGGTATTAATCGTAGCGTAGTTCTTCAACAACTCCAAAGTAGTTTTGGATAGTTTCATAATATACCTCAATCAAATTAAACATCATATACTAACATTTTTTGGGGGCAAATGTCAAGCCCAAATTTATTATACAGTTGCAGTAGTTTCAGTAGCGTTCATGCTATTAGCAGTTAAGTAATCTGTGTACGCAGTTTCCTGTAGATGGTCAGTTCCGTTGTATGGAGCAGCGGCAAATAATGCCGTCCTATCTACAACAAATGCATCGTAAGCTGCTTCATCAGCAAAATCTAATTCCCATTTAAAGGAAAGATTATCTTCTGCCACAGTCAAAGTAACAGTTACATCACTCCTCGCGTCAAGCCAAGTTCTGAAATGTGTAGCATTAGCCTCAAACCCAGCGTCAGCATCTTCTTTAAAGAAGTACCAATCTGCCGAAGTATTCGGTCTAGTACAATTGTATGTTAATCTATAAGCCATTGTTCGTTCCTCTATAAAAATTCTTACTCTCTTATTTATAATAAAAGTGTCGGGAACTTGATACTTCTTGTGAGAGAGTAAGAGAGAGGTGTATCAAGCCCCGACTGCCCGCTGGGGGCAAACTGGTTAGAAGGGAATATCGTCTTCAGCGAGGCTCCCATCAAATTGTTTATACTGGTTTTCACCAATATCATGTACATGCAATGCGATAATAGCATAGTGCAGTACCTTCATTAAATCTTTGCGGTTAGTACCGTCTTTTTTTCCGTACCTTTGGGCATACTTTAGGATGTTTCCTATACAGAACCCCATACCATGACCACCATCAATAATGAATTCGGTTGCCTGATATTTGTTCTGGGAGTAATGTTGCCCATAAGTTTCATCGATATAAGATTGGAGCTCCTTGATAAGAGCTCCTTCATTATACTTGTAGTCTAGACTAGAAGTCATAAGTATCATTTTCCTCAGTAGTAGTTTCAGTTTCAGTTGAGGTTTCCAAGATTTCCTCAGCAGAGACTCCAGCATCCACCTTAGTGTAAAGGTCAATGAAGGCAGTCTTAGTGTCAGTATCGAACCTATTGACGCACAACTGGATTGCCTTGAGTCTATCAGAGAACATGGCGTATGCCTTGACAATGTGTTCCAGCCTTCTGGTAGAAACCAACTCATCGATTCCACCTTCATAGAAAGTCTTTCTGATTATGTCAGCCCACATGACCAACTTGTCAGCGAAGTCTTCATCGACACACTCAGCAACACCCATCTTGTTCATGACAATTTTCTTCTCTTGAACACTAGAAGGATATTCTTGTTCAACCGTGATAGCAAACCTTTCTAGGAACGCCTCATCCAGAACTTGAGCACCCATGAACTTACCGTCATCGGAACCTTTACCTTTTGTGTTCGCAGTAGCAATCACATTGAAACCAGTAGCAGGCGTAACAACCTCACCAGACTTCTTATTGAAGTAAGGTTTCCCTTCAAGGATTGCCTGAAGGCACATCAACTTGTTAGAACCCCTATCAATCTCATCTAGGATAAGAATCGCACCCCTCTTCATGGCAGTCAGCACAGGGCCTTCCCTGTAAACCACATTACCATCCACAAGAGTGTTGCCACCAATCAAGTCATCTTCATCGGTCTCGATAGAGATGTTAACCCTAATCGCTTCCTTCTTGAGTTTGGCGCAAACTTGTTCCACCATCATAGTCTTACCGTTACCAGAGAGACCACAAATAAAAGTCGGATAGAACATACCAGACTTGATGATGTTCACCAAATCTTTATGGAACCCGAATGGGACATAAGTACTATCTGAATCTGGAATTAAGTTTTCGATTTCCACAGCAAGTTTAGCCTGTTTGACTACCTTGGCCTGTGATTGAATCGTAGCAATCGGTTCCAAGGTAGATACCGCTTCTTCAAGGGCAGGCGCCTCAGCGGCGACAGGTTTGACGGCGGTATTACCTATTGACAACAAAGTTGCCATGTTTGGTGAAAATTGGTTCCTACCAACTTTACACTCTTTAAAAAACCACATGGGATTTTTCAACCCATTCGATTTTGCAATCT